TATTCCCAGAATGATCCTCACTCTTTCTAAGCTGTCCATAGGATCACACCCCCTTAGTCCTCAATAAGCTCTACATCATCAATCTCTAAGAGAGCTCTTGCTACAGCCGGATCAGTAGTTGTATACTTACCAGCCATAAACTGAACACCCAGAGAGGAGACTGTCAGATACTTGTTAGAGGATCTCAGGTTATATACCTTAGCCTCAGCTTTTGCCTCTGTGGGCTCCTGTGTGGCTTTCTCAGCCGCTTTAGTTGTACCAGCCATTACTTTTACCTCCTTGAATTTCTAAGCCTTTAAACAGGCTCTTATTTTGTGATATTGGTGAGCTTAGCACCGGAATAGCTGTTTAACAGCTTGATTGTACTTTCATTCAGAATATGTCCTTTGAAGTAGTCACCATTCTTAGGGAGCATCTCAAAGAAAGTACCTCTCAGCTCAGCAATCTCTACCTGATCTAAGTCAAGGATCAGCATTGTGTTAGCATCCATATGACGATCAAGTACCAGATTGAGAGTACCGAAATCACTTTCGATCTTCTGTACTGTAATACCAAGAACCTGATTGAGTCCCTGTTCTGTGTTGATACGGATATTACCATCAGCTTTAATCAGGCTGTTGATAATTCTCTTTGTACCAGCGTTTACAAATGTGAAATACTCACCCTGAGAGCCGTGATCCCACATTTTCTGCATAGCATCCAGCATAAGAGCCTCTGTAAGCCCCTCTGTTGCATCAACTACGTTATTTGCATTGACAAGGTTTACAAGTCCGTTCATCTGACGGGGTACAGTTTCACTACCAGCCGCCTTAGTACCATTCAGAAAGTACCACTCAAGATCTCTCTTTGTCTCAATCAGACGATCAGCAACCTCAGCCTCAAAGCTCTTACCAATGCCCTTAGGATTAAGAGCCTGAGCTGTACCAGATACCTGAGTTACTTTCTCAATGATCTGACAGAGGTTAGAAAGAGTGGATCTGGTAGACTTGATAGGATCACCAGCCTCAGCACCCTCTAACTTAAGAGTACCTCTTGTTTCATTCAGTTTTCTTTCTCTCCAAGTTACGGTAATATCCGTAGCCGGAACAACTGCCCCTCTACCCATTAACAGAGTAGTAAGAGGAGTATCAGTAGGAGATGTGAGTGCGATCTCTTCTCTAAGATCAACAACCTCATTCTCCAGAAAATCCTTACGTTTTAACATTTCTGCCATTTTAAATTTTCCTCCTTAAATTTTTGTTATTCCTCACTGAACAACCCGCTCAGCTTTTCTCCGATCATGCCCTTGACATTCCCGGTCTTTTTGTAATCACTGTAAGACTTATCTCCAGTCTTTTCCTTTGAAGCTGGAGGAGTATGTCCTTTCAGAAACTCAGCCTTTTCTTTTGCAACCTGTTTCTTAACCTCAGCGTCAAAAAGCTCTTTCATGCCCTTAATTCTTTCTGTGAGCTTTTTCTTTCTTTCCTCATCATCAGAAATAAGAGCCAGATCTTCTACAGCAACCAGATTTCTAAATCCTGTATCAAGTCCAAGCTCTGCCACAGCATCCACTACATCAAGTCGCAAGCCTTTAATTGTGAGCTCATGCTCTTTTCTTGCGTTCTCAGCGGCTCTCTCTTCCTCTTCTGCCTTACGTTTTTCATCCTCAGACATTTTCTCAAGAGCGGCTTTCTTTTCCTGATCCTGTTTCCATTTCTTTTGTGCGGCGGTAACTCTCTGATCTGCCAGCTTTTCATATTTAGCCGTTACTTCTGCCTCTACTTCTGCCCTGATCTGTTCCTCAGTTTTAACAGCCCCGGAGCCTGTCTTACTGTCTTTCTCAGTGCCAGTATTGGTAGTAGTGGTCTTTTCCTCTGTAGAAGTCTCTACAGTAGTTGCTGTTCCTTTTGTTTCGTCCATTGTATTAAATCCTCCTTTTTATAAGTTTTAAGATGTAAAACCCCCGTAGGTTTTCTACATTTAACCCTCTATACATATGTGTGTTTACTTCCTATAAAATCAGCCTACTAAGTGAGTAAAAGACAAAAAAAAAATGAGGTTATCAGCCTTTTACAGCCAATAGCCTCATTTCTTCTACTCAATCAATCCCATAAAGAACCTTTTCCCGGTAACTTCTCTAACACTTCATAAAAGTGTGGAATATCCTGTATTTTCTTCCCGTCCTTTATTTGTTCAAGTACCTCAATCTTTTCATCCAGTAACTCCTCACTGTCCACATCAAAATAAACCATTTCAGGAATACCAATAGCGTAACTTAAGAGCCTCATAATCTTCATCAGCTTTTCTTCTTTACTCATAGCTTAGCTACCTCCTTTGCCATATCTTCTACACATTGCCTAAGGGCTTTAACAATTTCAGGATGATCCTCAGCTAAGATCTCAATTAGTTCAGGGTGTCCTATGCTTAAAGCGGCATAGTTAGCTAAACTCTCTGAGCAATTAGGGTTATTTCTATGTCTATCCTGATAATATGAGGATCCGTGTCCGTAAAGTACCTCTCCCGTATCTCTAAATACACCATTACTTATAGCATCATAGATATCCTGTAATCCAGATATTCCACCGCCTTTAAAGCTCCTTATTTCCTTATCACTTTCTGCAACAATTTCTTTCCAGATCTTTTTAGCTGTGCTGTTAAACTTCTTTGCGTCAATCTTCCCAGCATAATACTGTTTATCCAGTTCTGCTATCATTGTATCATATTTTTCATGTCTTTTTTTGTTGATCTTCTGATAATACTCAGAAAACTCAGTAAAGAGCTTTTTAGCCCTATCACCTATTTTAGGAGTAGCCTTATCAAATGCACTCACAAGCGGTTTATAAGACTCAGAAAACATCTTGTTAGGATATTTAACCTCACCTTTAACAGTTAATAGCATATCAAGAAAGTGCATTTCCTCATGTAAACTTGTATCACAAGTACCAACAAACTTAGGATCTATTTTAGGGATACCCACATCTACACACCACTCAAAGTTTTTTGTAAGTGACCGCTTAACCCTATGCTCCCCATGCGTTACCTTAATCACAACATCATCAGGCAATTTTTCACATAGTTTATCCATGTTCTTGTACAATTTCAAGATATTAGGATCCGTCACATTCTGAGCATTTACATAATCTAACAGAGCTTGAGTGTTTTTAGCCTCTGTCTTTTTGCTATAAAATGCCTCAGGATAATCAGTGAGCTTAACCTCAGTTTTCTCCAGATCTGTCTTAGCGGTATCCACTGTAACCTTAGCTTTTATAATCTCCTCTGATTGTTTAGCCTCCTGAGCCGCCTTGATCTTTGCCGCCTCTTTCTCTTTCCATTTCTCATAGTTCTCAGCCCCTCTAACGGATCCGGTAAGCTCATTTAGCTCATTATCCTCAAAGGTATCCTTTACTACAGGAATATACCAGCATCTACAATTAGGGTGTCGAGGTAAAGAGGGCTCCTCCCCCAGCTTATACACTTTCCCGTGATCCTCCCGGCATAAATCACAAGTTCGGCTGTCTCCTCCATTGTTAGCCGCCATGTATCGAACCTCTCCAACATTCTGATCCTCAAAAGCCGCCGCCTGTGAGGAGTATGTCACCCTCTTTGTTTCTGTCCGGGCTACTCTCATAGCATTATATTTTGAGGTATTGATGTTAGCCCCTACTCTATCTGCTATCCTGTCCATATCCTCTCCTAAGATCATGGACTGAGTAAGCCCTACCCTTAAGTTTCTCCCCAGCCTGTCCTTATCTAACCATAAACGATCTGAGAACATAGCCCCAGACCACGGGTAATCAAGTGTATCCTGTATCAAACGGGGATTAAGCATATTAAAGCTACTCTTTACTGTCTGAGTCTGTCCTAAGGTGTATACCGTCCTCAAGAACTGATCTGTATAGATATTCTGGAGATTAGTTCTAAACACGGTATTCTCCTTTTTTCCCAGCTTAATCAGCTCTTTATTGATCTGTTCAAAGAGTCCTCTACTCCGGGTGAGGGCTGACTGGTTCGCATAGCTCCACTCTCCTCCAGCTTTCTTTACTTTTGCGATAGTCTCAGCTACGTTTCCTAAAATCTCTTTCTGACAGGATCCATAGATAGAGGCTAAGACTTTATTTAACTTTTCAGCATCCTCAAAAGCCCTCCTGTTATTCCTCATAAAGTCCTTTTGTCTCTCATCTATGAGCTTAGCTCTCCTGATCCCGTCCTGTCTCAGGATCTCCCTCTGTTCTGGAGTGAGCTGAGAGAGTGGGATCCCGTACATTTTCCTTACTGCTTCATTCACATAGTAGCCACTCACCACTTACCCCTCCTTTATTCCTCATTTACTTCACTATTATTCCTCATAATAGGGTTATTCTGAGGAGCATTAGTGTTAGGGAACTGTACTTTGCTATCATCCTCAGCATTTTGGATAGAATACGGATCAAACTCTTTCATATTCTCCTTTTTCTGAGCCTTTACCTTTTCAAGTACCTCTTTTGGGTTATCTACGAATGGTAACAGGGCTAACAGAGTCTCACTATCAACCTTTCCATCCAGTTTTACTACTGTATCTACAATCTCAGTGATATTTGCCGGGATATTTCTCTTAAACTCCAGTTTTAAGTTTCTCATCTCTACATCTTTCCCGGTTACTACCTTGATAGGTACGGCTAAGAGCTCTACCAACTGCCTGATAGCCTTATCCATCTTTCTCTCTTTCGTGATACACTTAGTCTCCAGCCCAAAGAGCTTAAATCTGATAGCAATACCTGAGAGATTTCCGGCGAAATTCTCATCTGACAGATCAGGAACCTGAGCAAATTTGTAAATATTCTTTTCCAATCGGTCTAAGTGGCTGTTGATAGCGTCTGTCTGGATTTCCTTAGTTACAAACTTCATATCTCCAGAATCAGTGATCTCTACAATGCCCTCCTCTTTGAGCTTCTGCATACTGTCCCCATTCATTACCATATCCTTGATAACAAGGTAAGCATTGCGGAAAGCCTCAAACTCATCTGAAATATCACTCATTACTCTGTCATAGTCGTTTATAAGGCTCTCAATCTTCTCAAGATCACTCATCTCCTCCTCATTGTTGTACAGAGTAACAATAGGGATCCTACCAAAGATATGAGGCTCCTCTCTTACAAATTCAAAGCCCTGTACCCGTGGGTTTGAGGTATCATCTGTTCTCTTGAAAAGCTCCATCTTTGTATCACTCCATACCTCAGCATAAAGTGTAGTTCTGTCTGTATCCTCTGTATCAATCGCATACAGACGGATCTTGTAAAGAGCCTGTTTTGTGGAGCTGTTGGCATACACTATAATCACATCCTCAGCCTTAAGCCGGATGATCTTAGTCTTACTCTGTTCATCCTGATACACTAACAGATGAGACACGCTCTTAATCATGCACTCTTTACCCCACTCCATGAAAAGATCATCTCTGTAGTTCTCCTGTAGAATCCCGTCAAGCTCATCCTGTACCGCTGTATCTGTAGTCTTAATCTCTTTCAGGTCTACCCCTACATCAGCCTCAGCCGTTTGAGTGCCTACCGCCTTATTTTCTTTCTCTGTGTAGTTGATAGTAATAGGATTTCCTAAGAAATAACCTACTGTTGTATCAATAATCTGACCGCAAAAATCATTTGCAATCTTATTACACGGCTTATTCTTCCCTTTCATTCTTGCTCTCTTAAAGATCTTAGCCTTACCCTCATAGAGTTTCTGATACTTCATGTACCGGGGCTTAATCTTTCTAAAATGATAATCTACAAGATCATCCAGCAAAGCCACATTAAAGCGGCTCTCTTTCTTCTCAATGTTAAATTCATTGTCTATAGGTCTTTTTGTTATCACTGTTCTCATCCTCCTCTTTTCACGCAATAAAAAAGAGCCTCCTCCGGCTCTCCTGTTAAATGTTAAAATCTTCTCTGTTCAATACTCTTACTGAGTTACCTTGATCCGCTACTGTTAAGGCAAAGTCTAAACCATCAAATAAATCATCATGATCTACTTCCGGGAATAGTAACAGACATTCCTCAAGATCATCCATACCAATCCTAAACCATACCTTACCATTCTCAAATAATGCTGATCTTCTCATTGCTCTTGTTACCTTATCCTTGCTTGTCTGAATATTGATTACAGGCAACAGGCTGAGTCTCCTGATCTCCTGAGCAAGAGATTTCTGATACTGTACAGTCTCCACGCCTATTCTCTCCACCATAGGAAACTTATTCTTTCCATAGTCCAGAATAGCATTAAGCTGAGCATTAAAAGTAAGTCTCTCCTTTAGGTAATCCAGCACATAGACATTTTTATTTTTATCCACGCCTATTACCGTTAATACAAAGTAGTCATTGTTACTGGTTTCGTCCTCTGATATTGCCAAGTCAGCACCCATATAGATCCTTACCGGGATCCAATAAGGCACTCCCTGAGAATCTAATACCTTAACCCTTACTCTGTTGAGGTCATAATCAATATCATACTCCTCAAAGTGTTTGAAATACTTGTATTTAAAGATCTTACCCTTTGCAAGCTCTGTATTGTTCTGGTACTGCATATTAAAGATAATCAGTCCAGCCTCTTCCCTGATACTCCTCAGCTTCTCAAGGCTAAACTTAGACTCCCAGAGCGAATACTCCTGACCGTCCTTAACTGTGATAGCTTGCTGTACATTTACTTTGTAATTCTTACTCTTAATCAGATCCTCATACAGATCCATAGGACTGTATCTTGTCCCCAGAATGTGAATCTCTCCATCCGGCTCAAGTGTAGGGTACAGGGAACTATAAAACCATTCCTTTAAAACCTTTCTCTGAGCCTCTGTACGTGCGTTTTCAAAGCCTACTAAGTCATCACCTATAATTATATCGAAATGCTTAGATACTACGGCTCCTGAGGCTCCTAACGCTGATACAGTAGCCTCTTTCTTAATCACTGTCCTCCGGTTTACTGTAAACTCTTTATCATTCCATACATTGTCCCGGCTTTTCTTCCAGTCTCCGAAAATACGGATCAGATTTACATTTTGCTCAAAGTGAGTACGAATCTCCTTTAAAAATGCACTTGCCTGAGTCTGTGTCTTTGATCCGATCATGATTCTTATATCCGGGTTCCTGAGTACCTTTGTGATACAGAAATCCACATCACCGATAGTAGATTTACCATGTCCACGGGGAGCAAGATCCATAGAGGCTTGATTATCTGATACATTGTGAATGATACTTGCGTGTAAAGGCTGGAGGGATCTACAGGTTATGTATTTGCACACTGTATAGTATGCTGTCTCAAAATCCGCTGTTAGAATGATCTCTTTTATGATCTTGTCTTTCTTTGACTGTTCTAACCATACGCTATCTAATACATTCACCTTTATATCCTCCTTTCTTACGAACTAAAAAGAGGAGCCTTTTGAGCCCCTCTTTGCCTTAATGTATAACCTTTACTACTCTTATGATACTCAGTACCATTAACACGATCCACGCTAACAGATTACAAGCTAATATGTTTTTCTCCTCATCTTTCCGAATACTGAAATACTTGTTATTCTCCAGTATCATAAACAAGCTCCATACAGCTCCCAGAGCCCACAGGATCAGTGTTATCATTCTCATAGCTACTTCATAATTTATCATCTTTTCTTCCTTTCTGCTTCATACCTCAGATCTGAGAGAATACGATCACAGTATTTACATCTGTACCCTCTTCCCGGCTTCTTAATTACTCTATGTCTCCTGAAATATAAAGCCCCTTTGCACCGTTTACCTACTTCCTTATACTCCTCATTGCCCCTCATGCTGTTTTATTCTCCTCACCCTCTGGAGCTGACCTATCTCAAACTCCTTTTCTGTCTTATCTGCCAGATCCATTACAGTTACTATATCCCAGTCTGATATAGCTAAGACTCTAAGCCTCCGGCTTGTGTTCTTCTTCAATGTTACTATCTGCCCCACTCTCATCACCGCTACCTCCTACTACACACATACAGATCATACAGATACCGCTAAAGGATCCTACAATAAATGAGATGATACCAATAAATACACAAAATCCAATACTTACCATAGCTTTTACCTCACAAAAAGAGGAGAGCCGCCGCCCTCCCCCTCATCTTTCTTTTATTCTGTTACAAGATCATCAAATACTACCGGGATCTGTCTCTTTACTTCCTCCAGTAATGGAACCATAACCTCTAACATCTGAGGATGTGGCTTTCCTGTCACCCCTACAGCTCTCAGCTTAAAGATGTTTCTCCACTCCCTGAGGTTTGCTGTTACTACAATTTCTGTTTTGAGGCTGTTAGGTAATACAGCTCTTGCCTCCTGAGGACTTGCTCCCCACTCTAACAGACATAAATATCTATCCTCAGCCTTACAGCAAGCCTCAACCCAAGCGTTATACTTCCAAGGTTCTTTATCCCGGCAATCCTTGAAATAGAACGGCTCAATCACTGAAATCTCTCCCTCATGCCCGTAATTACAGTATCTTGTACTCTCCTGAGCAAATGAGGCTATTCTATGTCTCACAAGCTCATGAGATACTCCTCTGTCTACTGTAAACTTAACTGAGAAAGAGAAGTGCTCCAGCATTGCCTCATGTCCTCTCTTTATCAGTCCTCTTACCATCTTCTCAGCGGATCCAGTGGTAATCTTGTCCTCAGACTTATAACACACTCTTGCTACTCTTTCGATCTTCCTTAAGATCTTCTCCCCATTCAGAGGATCCATGATCTCAAACCCGGCATTTACAATTTTCATTTAACTGTCCCTCCCATTGCTCAATTAACTGATCTACTGCCTTGTCAATGCTTACGCCTCTCGGTACGATCAAATGAAAATCTACTGTATAACCGTCCAGCATATCGTCAACGCCTAAACGCTTCATACAATAATCATTACCCAGCTTAGAAACCAATCCTCTAAAGCCTCTGTAGAATCTCAAAGCCCTACTAATCTCAGCATTTTTCTTAGTGATCTCCTCAAGTTCTTTCTGCTCCTCCTCAGTGAGTCCTCTATCAGCCTCCAGAGCTTCAATCTCAAAGCTAAGAAACTCTCTTGCTTTCTTGAGATCCTGTACAATATCATCCTTTCTCCCGGCTCTTGCTATGTACTTAACCGCTGAGCCCAGATTAAAGTTAAGCCCCCACTCCCGGATTACATCCTTAGGCTCAAACTTACTGAAACAATAGTGATCTGGTCTTTTTACCATGTCTTTACTCATCTCTTTTTACCTCCCTGTTTCTCTTCTTTAGGAGCTCCTATCAGCAACTCCTTTTTCTCCGGCTCCTCACTCTTGCCTGTTACCATCTCTCTGATATATCTATGAGGAACATTACAGTTAATAGCGTTAAGCATCTGATCCCTCTGAGTACATCCTTTTACCAACTCATAAAAAGTAGAAAACTTAACCTGTACTCTGTCCTCAGCTCCAAAAGCGTCAGCTAATCCCATGATCTTCTCCTCCTATCTTACAAATGACCAAAGAGTATAAATAATTGATACCAAAACTATCCACCGCCCTGTACTTATCAACTTTCTCATTCTCCTGATCTCATGTAACATATCCTCACAAGATTCTGCATTACAACTGTAAGCATCCATCCCCATGTTATAATAGCCTTTTCCTAACAACTCATTTATGAGCCTCTGATAATGTCCATTTAACTCTCTGTGGATCAAATAAATAGGACACTCTTTTTCTTTTTCACAATACATTTACACATCCCCCGGCTTTCTGTTGTTCGCCTTGTCTGGATCAAAGCCCTCCGGGTATCTTGCCTTGAGCTTATCTACATTCATCTGTAAGATCTCATCAAGGCTAAAGCCAAAGCTCTCACATAACATAGCTACATACCACATTACATCCCCCAGCTCTTTCTTTAAGTGATACTTGTCCATTTTCTTCTCATGGAATATCCATTTCTTAACCATGTCCAGCACTTCCCCAGATTCACCAGCCAGTCCTAAGCATCCATTTAGAACTCCTCCCAGATCCAGCCCCTCAGTGTCCTCTCTGACAACATTCTGATTATGTAACCATTTCAGATCACAAGTCAGCACTCCAGAGATCACTCTGTCTGTTGATTTACCGTCATTTGTTCTCATTGCTAAAGCCTGATACTCATTTCCTGTCATTTGCTTTTAATCCTCCTCATCATTTCTTTATGTTGTGGTACGCCGATCAGCTTAATAGATACCTCCCTTTTTCTTTCTACGTCCTCAAAGTATTCATAGGACATTACATAGTAAGGAGTATTATTAAATCTTACCCGGCTATTGATCTGGAGCTCATACCCATATTTCTCTACATAAGCTGTAGCCTTTTTGAGCTTTCTCTTTCTATGACTCTTGATAACAGCTCCTATAGCTCTTGCAAACAGCTTTACTCCTCCAGCCAATAAATCCACTATCCCGGCTCCAATATACTTAAAGCCCTTTGTAATCTTTCCCATGATCCTTTACCTCCTGTGTGATCCTTGCCTCTCAGCTTACTTACACTCAGTAATAACCGTTTTAAGTGCCATTTTTAGACAGGCATTAACTTTTTGGGTATATTTCACAAGTGGTATTTATAAAACCATAGGGATTTTTTCCTCTCAAAAGTAAACTTGCACAATAAATTAGCTCCTGAGGGCTTTCATCTCCTCTTTGATACTGTCAGCTACAGCAAAAATAGCCTTTCTATCCTCCTCAGTAAGTTCTACTTGCTCCTTATTCTCCTGAGCTACCCTGTCTGTAGGATCTCCTAAGAGTAACAGATCCAGCTTAACCACTCTCTCAAAGTCCTGTATATTCTTAATCTTGACCTTTCCAGCCTTGAAATCCTTTACAAACGCCGCTACAAGGGCTCTGATAACCTTTCTGTACTCTGCTTTTACGTCTAATACTGCATTAGCTGTAGAGCCTTTTTCCGCTGTTTCTTCAATTTCTTTCTGTAAAATACGGTCTTTCCACTGAAATTTACGGCTCCATTCCCCTATAGTACGGGTACTTTTACCACAACTGTTAGCTACAGCCTCTAAGGATCTCTTTTCTCCCATGTTATAGTAAAGCTCAAACGCTGTTTTCTGAGCTTCTGTCTCTTTTTGACTCTTTTTAGGCACTACTGGAGCCTCAGCCTCCTGATTCTGCCCTTTTTCCTCTACCATCAGCTTTTAAACCTCCTTTCTCCTCACTCACTCCTCCCTTTGTTTGTTGGGAGGGTTCTCTTTAAAATTGCTTTAAATGTATATCAATTTCATACCATTTAGCTCAAAGGCTCTAAAAATATGACTTTCTTTTATTACCTCTTATGTCTTTACTACTATGTTACTCATTATTTCTTTTATTTTTGGTATTACTGTTTCTGCTTTTATCCCTGTATTTATCAGTATTTTCTCTTTCTCCGGCAATGCTCTTTTTCCCCGGATTTCTTCATCCTCATTTCTATGAATTTCATAAGGCTATATAAAATGAGGTACTTTTCCTTTCCCCGGATCTGTACCTCATTTCTTTTATTTTTCCTTTGTATCTTCTTCTTTCCCGGCACACTGTCTTTTCATGTATCGGAAAAACAACTGAATATTATACCAGAATACTCTTAATCTCCCCACACCATAAATCCATGAGATAAAAGCTAAACCATTAGAAGAATTATAACTATAACAAGCTCCATGACCGTTTACTCTCTTACTGATCCAATCATGATCTATATGATACATCTCAGATACCTCTCTTTAACAACCATGTTACAAATCCCTCTCCCGGCTCAGCCTCTACATACTCATTATATCTGTTACTCAGCATGATTAACTCATCCTGTGTAATCCTTACACTGTTGGATCCAAACCTCAGCATAGGGAGAGTAGTTTTCTTTTCTTTCGGTTCCTCCGGCTCTATGTCCTCCAGATCCTCCTCATCTTTTAAAAGGTCTGTCAAATCTACATCAGAGAAACCAGTAAGAGAAATATCATAGTCCTCATCTAACAGATCCTCCAGCTCTTCCTTGAGTAAATCCTCATCCCAAATAGACAACTCTGATAACTTATTGTCTGCCAGTCTATAGGCTTTCTGCTGAGCTTCTGTGAGTCCGTCAACTACTAT